TATGTGTAAGGTCGGCTTTCGCAGGGGACACAGCAATACCACTCATCATAAGCATAATAATAGGTAGTAATTTCTTCATTCTTTTTGACACTGTTACCTGAAACTATATAGGTGTTTATAACCCCCCTAAAAAGGTTCGGAGTATACCATTTAACGTTTTTATAATGTGTGATTAAATAGTAGTGTCGCCGTAAGGGACACAATTTACACTCGCTTTTAAAGGAGAACTATGAACACACTAGCAAGATACCATGCTGCAAATCTTCCAGAATTGATGGAGAAGATTACTCGTAACGGCATAGGCATGGAAGAATATCTAAATAGATTTTGGGAGACGGAATCCCAGTCTAATTATCCACCATATAATTTGGTGCAGTTAAATAATCATGAATCGAGACTCGAAGTCGCCCTTGCGGGGTTTAAGAAAGATGAAGTTAAAGTCTATACGGAGTTTGGAAAACTATTTGTTGAAGGCATCAAAGAAGATAAGGAAACAGATGCAGAGTATAGACACAGGGGATTGGCACAACGTTCATTCAAACGCTCTTGGACACTCAGCGAAGATTGCGAAGTACGACAGGTCGTATTTGCCGACGGACTCTTGTCCGTGGAATTGGGAAAAGTAGTACCAGAACATCACACACGTAAGGATTACTTGACAGCAGAATAAGATCGGATTAAACTGCTCTATATACAAGAGCCCTTAAGCGGATCCTAATGAAAAGGCTTATCGCATTAGCAGCACTTGCTACCCTAATACCTGGTTGTGCCGAGGCACGGACTAGACTTAGTGGAGCAGGTGCTTCTTTTCCATCTAAGGTATACCAAAGATGGTTCTCTGACTACGCAAAGTCAGGAGGTCACAGAGTAAACTATCAAGCAATCGGTAGTGGTTCAGGTAGAAAAGCATTCCTTGATCAAACAGTGGACTTCGGTGCTTCCGATGATCCTATGAAAGCAGGTGACATTGCTAAAGCAAAACGAGGACTAGTCCAGATACCTATGACTGGAGGTACTATTGCCTTTGGTTATAATATGACTGGTTGTGATTTGAAACTCACACAAGAACAGGCAGTACAAATTGCTATTGGTGAGATCAACAACTGGTCAGAGGTTGGGTGTGAAGAACATCCAATGACTTGGGTGTATCGTTCTGATGGTTCAGGAACTACTGCTGCATTTACAAACTCAATGCAAGCATTCAGTAAGAAGTGGAAGTTGGGTGTAGGTAAGTCTGTTGCTTGGCCAGTGGGCATAGGTAACAAAGGCAATGCTGGTGTTGCTGGTAATATCAGAAACCAAGTAGGTGCTATCGGTTATGTAAATCAATCTTATGTTAAAGGTGAAGTCAGAGCTGCTCAATTACAGAATAAGAATGGTGAGTTTATTACACCATCAGTTGAGTCGGGTGCTCTGGCACTCAATGGTATTACACTCGATGAGAACCTCGCAGGGACAGACCCTAACCCTACAACAGAAGGTGCTTACCCCATTGCTACGCTTACATGGGTACTTGCTTATGAAACTGGTAATGGTAACAAGACTGAAGCAGTGAAGGATACCTTTAGAACGTTACTCTCTACAGAGTATCAAGAGAAGGCATCTATGCTAGGTTATGTGCCACTTAGAGGTGACATACTACAGAAGTCAAGGGATGCTGTTGACCTTATTGGTAAATAGTGGTAATATAAAGAAACCTGAGTTTAAATTATGGATAAAGAATTAGGATTTGTAAATGCGATGTTCAGTGTTCCTATGGTGCATTATCCTATAGAGAATTGGTCTGAGAATAAAAAGAAGATACTTGATGCATTACCAGCAGAGGATGATTCTCAATTGGAACCAAATGGTAGTGGATTGTATACTGACTTCTTTATCAATGCAGAGGTTAAAGAGTTCCCTAGTTATTTCTATACAGTAGTAGATGTAATCAAACCATACCTAAAAAGCTTTATGGATGGTAATCCAGTAGAGTTTGTTGAAATGTGGTACCAAAAATACTATAATAATGTGGAGCATAAGACACATTGTCATGGATTTACTGGATGGTCGTCAATTATCTATGTTGAGTTTGATCCAAAGGTACATCAGTCTACTAGGTTCTTCTCACCATTTAGACAACCTTGGGATTGTGACGTAGAGGTCTTCCAACCAAAGGTAAAGGAAGGAGATATGATACTCTTCCCTTCATCTCTACTACATGAAGCACCTGTTACTAGAACCGATACAAGAAGGACTATCATATCATATAATATCAGAGGTTATGTAGATTACGTTAAACATACGTTATTTTCTCCTGTTGGAGAAACAACTATCAACAACGATAGACACACGACTTAAAAAATAACTATATACTATACAACAGAAGAGACCCGATGGGTCTCTTTTTTGTTTGAGGTTACTATGAATGTTTATGTAAATTTAAAACCAAACACCTATGGTGGTGAGTCAGACCTCTTGACAATAGAGGTACCTTCAGGTTATACTGAAGAACTTCTGCGGCATGTTAGACCCATCGCAGAACAAAAAAATATACCCGAAGATAGAATCCTTAAGGATATTATCAAGGAAGCAGTACACGAAATCGAACGGAGGGATTATGAGCGTAAGGGTCGTAAGAACAAGAAACGGTGAAGATGTCATCTGTGACATCCGTGAAATTAGTCAGGAGGGAGACCAAGATAAAAAGATCCTTGGTTATCAGTTAAATCAACCATATGTGGTTTGGGTTTCTGAAGGAATGACTGCTGAGGATGATGATGGTAACATCCATAAACTCAGTAATCCTGAAATTACTATGGAACCATATGTACCTCTTGCAAAAGAACAAAAGATCATTGTTCGTTATGATGAAATCATCAGTGCATATGAAACACATGATGATGTAGTCGAAAAATACAATCAATTAGTTGGAGCAACAAATGGCATCGAATCTGAAAATCCTGTTGATGACAAACAGGAGTGAGCATCTAATCGGTCAAGTGAGTGAGTTAGATGAAGAACCTGCAATCTTAGTTGAAAAATGTTTTAGTATTTCTCCTGAAGGAGTATTGGCACCATTCCCTCCGTTTGCTTCACAACGTGATTTGTTCTTGACATCTGAGTCAGTTTTGACTATAGTGGATGCATCAGAAGAAATTACCAAGGAGTACAACGCAGCGAATGAGTAGGTTCTACACCAACGTTCAACTTGCAGGTAATACAATTCTCTATCGTGGGTACGAGGATGGGCAGAGAGTCCAATCTCGTGCCCATTTTAGTCCTACTTTGTTTGTAACTTCAAACAAAGAAGAGAAGTATAAGACACTTGAAGGTGATAATGTTCGTCCAGTTAAATTTGAATCCTCACGAGAAGCAAGGGAGTTTATTCAACAGTATCAGAATGTTGAAGGGTTTAAAGTTCATGGGTATGAACGATTTGTATATCAGTTTATTACCCAAGAGTTTCCTGATGAGGTTGATTATACTATCAACCAGATGAAGATCTACGCAATGGACATTGAGGTTCAATGCGAGAATGGATTCCCTAATGTAGAAGAGGCAGCAGAAGAAATGTTGTCAATCACCATTAAAGACATGGTGACTAAGCAGTATTATTGTTGGGCAACTCGTGAATTTGAAGCACCAGAAGGTGTAGAGTCTCACATCTTTTGGAATGAGCAAGAGATGCTTAGGAGTTTTCTTGGTTGGTGGGTTGAGAATACACCTGATATCTTGACTGGTTGGAACGTGAATCTTTATGATGTTCCATACATTGCTCGTCGTGTTAATCGTGTGTTAGGTGAGAAATGGATGAAGAGTCTATCACCATGGAACCGTGCAAATGAGAGGGAAGTCTATGTCCAAGGGCGTAAAAATTATGCTTATGATATCTCTGGTGTCAATATTCTTGACTACCTTGATCTATATCGTAAGTTTACATACACAAATCAAGAGTCTTACCGACTTGACCACATCGCTTTCGTCGAACTTGGTCAGCGAAAAGTTGATCACTCTGAATATGAAAACTTCAAGGACTTCTATACCTCTGATTGGCAGAAGTTCATGGAATATAACATCCAAGACGTTGAACTAATTGACCGTCTTGAAGATAAGATGAAGTTGCTAGAACTAGCAATTACTATGTCTTATGATGCGAAGGTAAACTTTGAAGATGTGTACTCACAGGTTCGTATGTGGGATACTATCATTTATAATTACTTACGTGGCAAAAACCTTGTTGTCCCACCCAGAAAGGGATCTAAAAAAGATGAAAAATACGCAGGAGCATATGTTAAAGAACCGAAACCAGGATGCTATGATTGGGTGGTTAGTTTTGACCTCAATAGCTTGTATCCTCATCTTATTATGCAGTACAACATCTCGCCAGAAACACTCAGGGAGACTAGACATCCCAGTGCAAGCGTTGAACGGATTCTAAATCAGGAGATTGATATCGATCCTGAGTTTGCTACATGTGCTAACGGTGCTCAGTATCGTAAGGATGTGTATGGATTCTTACCAGAAATTATGCAGAAGATTTATGATGAGCGAACGATTTATAAAAAGAAAATGCTTCAAGCGAAGCGGGATAATGAAGTTTCGCCAAGTGCCAAACTACAAAAAGATATTAGTAAATTCAATAACATCCAGATGGCGAGGAAGATCCAACTTAACTCTGCCTATGGTGCAATCGGTAACCAATACTTCAGGTATTACAATCTTGCGAATGCTGAAGCGATTACCCTCTCAGGACAGGTTAGCATCCGTTGGATTGAAAACAAAATGAATAAGTATCTAAACAAGATACTTAAAACAGAGGAGGAAGATTATGTTATTGCTAGTGATACTGATAGTATCTACCTCAACCTTGGTCCTTTGGTCGAGACTGTATACAAGGGCAGAGAGAAAACTGATAAGAGCATTGTTTCGTTCCTTAATAAGATCTGTGAGTTGGAACTTGAGAAGTATATTACAAGTTCTTATGAAGAATTGGCCGAGTACGTAGGTGCTTATGAGCAGAAGATGTTCATGAAGAGGGAGAACATTGCCAACAAAGGTATATGGACTGCTAAGAAACGTTACATTCTTAATGTGTGGGATAGTGAAGGTGTTCGATATGAGAAACCTAAACTTAAGATCATGGGTTTGGAGGCAGTTAAGTCTTCTACTCCTGCTGCCTGTCGTACAGCAATTAGAGATTGTATGACTGTTATTATGAATAAAGATGAGGATGCAGCACAGAAATTTATTTCTGATTTTAGGGAAGAGTTTACATCATTACCTGTTGAAGATATATCATTTCCAAGAGGTTGTAATAATCTAAATAAGTGGGCACATCCTGCTACTCTTTACGCAAAGGGAACACCTATTCATGTTAGAGGAGCATTACTATATAATTTTCACAATAAGAAAAACAAATTGAAACATAAGTATCCCTTAATACAGGATGGCGAAAAGATTAAATTTGTATACTTAAAGACACCCAATAAGATTGGGGAAAATGTGATCAGTTTTCTGGGCACTTTCCCTCGTGAGTTTGGGCTTGACAAACAGGTGGACTATGACTTACAATTCAGCAAGAGTTTTCTTGAACCAATTAAAGTCATTATGGATACGATAGGGTGGAAGCCAGAAAAAATTGCTAACCTTGAATTTTTATTCGGATGACCACATACATTGTTGAATATCAGAAAGCCTTCAGTGCTGGTAGAATGCCAGAGGAGAAGGAGTTCTTCGACAAAGACGAAGCAAAATGGTTTGAACGTGCCATGAAACGTTCTAATTACATTACAAAATTATTTAAGAAAGATTAATGAGTTTTCTAA